AAAAAAATTTCTCGAGGGGTGGTCGGGCTTATTACGCAACAATTTCATGAGCTTACATTAGCCTTAAGCCGAAGTAAAATCACCACCTCACTTCTGTAAGTACTTCACCTTAATTTTTTGTAATCTATTTTTTTGGGCACAGAACCCATTTCACATAACTACAGTATGGACTACACAACAAACTTAATTAAAAACGGAGCAGGTCTAGGAGTATTAGAACAGTATGCAACAGTTCCCACCATGTTGGGCGTTGTGTTTCTCATAGTAATCATATTGATACTGCTGGGCGTGTTTGATCCTCCTCGCAGTTAGAATCCTACGTCATAATCCCATACACGGTCTTTACCATGCACACATACTCTTATAAAGTTTGAAATGGTAGGAAAGTGTACACTCACAGTATTAAACAGCTCTGTATCCATGTGTGTATACGCAGTCTGTCCTATGCTCATGTAGTAACTTCTATCTATACCGTAGTTAGGAAACACACCAGTTACAAATAGACATGTATCGCCCAATTCCTTAGCAGTACGGCTATTGCGTATTGTCATTAAACTTTCAGCAAATGAGCGTGTAGGTAGGAAACTGTTCTTGTCTACATGATCAGCCAATAGTGCTACCACATAGTGTTCTACCAGCATGGGCAGTTCAACACCAGTTTCTGTTCTTGTGTTGCTTACCAGTTCAGTAAACGCAGTTACGTAAGCATCCTTCATACAAGTACTTAGCCCCTCTACACAGTCAGGACCGTGTGCAACTGCGGTCATTGTGCTATAATTACAGTATGACCCAAAGAGATCAACAATACCTATTGCGATGTTTTGAACGGCTACTTGAAGGTTCAACACTAGCACACTTTGAAATTCTACGTGTTAGAGCCATACTGAACAATGACTAACCCAGAACTGCAACACATATTTGCAACACCACTGTTTTCAACTACCATATCAGTGCCAGATTGGGACGAAAGTCTATACACATGGAAAGAGAACAAGCACAACAGGATCAGCACACAACAGTATGTGTTGGACATGCCAGAACTAGCCAGTCTGCGTAGAACCATAGATGCCAGTGTGCGAGTGTTTTGGAGAGACTTCATGTGTGCAACATGTGAAGCTGAACTGGCTATACAGCAGTCATGGGTGAATATAACAGACACAGGTGCACATCATCATAGACATTGGCACACAAACTCAATGTACTCAGGTGTGCTGTTTTGGTGTGATCACTCAGCACCAATTACATTTATCAATCCAAGATATCCACAGTTGGACTTCACAGTGGGCACAACACATGAATCAAACTCAGGTGTATGGCAGGTAGAACCCAAGCTGGGCAAACTGTTGATATTTCCATCATGGCTGGAACATCAGGTTGAAACAAACCATTCAGGAGGCGAACGCATCAGCCTTTCATTCAACACTTGGCCACAGGGACAGCTTACACCAGATCCAACACGTAGCCTTGATGTGTACACACGTACAGAACCACAGAAATTAACTGGCTGGCGAGATAGCAAAACAAAATAAGAGCCATTAAAACGGAATCCCCTATTGTAGACTGTTTACAGGGCTATGCACGTAGTCTGTCGTTAGGGTTGACATCTTTTGCACAGTAAACATCCTCTCTAGTATAATGTTATACAATTTTTGCTAACCGCTGTTTTGCTACCGCAAACGCTTCGCGTTGTCTCGTAAAAAAAACCGCTTTACCGCTCTGCGGCACTGACTGAATCGCCCCGATGATAAGTAACTACATGCGATACTTTCAGTTTCGAGAAGACATGCAAAACCCAAATGACATGCAACACATGATCAATCGTGTTGCTGTGGTTGCAGACATCTGTGATCAAATGGGCAACAAGCCCATAATGTATAGACAGGTAAAGGACGTGACCAACAACATGATGAGATTTGTTGTAAAGGTAACTCCACAGGACAACAGAGTCTACAACGGCAATCAGAAGAACCCTGCACAGGAACGTGTTATACAAGCACTGGGCATAGCTAATCCTGTATGGGCAACACTGGAACCACATGCTGGTACTAGAGCTCCGTTTGGTGTTAATCACATGATGATACCAGTGGGAGACTACAAGATACATCACAGCAGTGAAGTACAGGATCTTGGCCGCAAGGATGATGCTGACCAGTTTCTTGACACATATGCAACAGGTTGGCCTGATCCATCACACGGTGACAACGAAGTCATAGTGGACTGTGTGAACTATTATCTAATCAACGTGGGAGACTTTGTGGGCAAGTACACAGGTAAAAAGGCCAAAGCCATTCTCGCTAGGAATAACCATCGTGGATACTACAGCGACTGGGATAACCTCAACACGGAAATGCTCAAAGCAAAGTTCAGCACCTATAGAGATGTAGGTTGGTACTTGGCTAATCCTGTTACCAATTATTTTAAATGGTGGGCTAGTAAATTTCCAAAAGCATAAATAACTGGCACTGATTGGTCCGCCCTGGATCCATTAATCAACGAAACTAAAGGAAATATTTTTATGAAGATCAAAACCCTACTAATTGCGGGAGTGGTTCTTTTGACTGCAAACATTGCCAATGCAATGGATTTGTCAGAACGACTAGCCCTTAACACAGAAGTAAAGATGGCACACAAGATTGATGCCGAATCAATGAAGGTAACTATTAATCCAGAATTTGTTTGGACACCTGGTATCGATATGAAATTAACTGCTGGTACAACCATCACTGGATGGGATTCTACACTTGACGATCGCTTTATACTGTTTGATGCAGTTCAAGATGATTCAAGACCTGATTTAGAACTAGGCGGATACTATACCTTGTATAGTGGCGTAGAGCTATATGGTGAAACCAAATGGGATATGAATGCCGGAGAAAGAAAAGAAATTGAAGTTGGACTAACATACAACTTCTAAATTAATACAATAAAACTATCAAGAGGGTCGCCATTCGGTGGCCCTTTTTTTTAAATACAGTATGTCAAAAGTAATAGTAGCATTAGATTATACAAATCCGTTAGACGCACTTGAAATGTGTGCAAAGCTACGTGACGTAGTGGATGGATTTAAAATCAATCATGCACTATGGAGCCAGAGTGTATATATAAAAGACTATACCAAAGACAACGAATTATTTGTTGATTGCAAACTATGGGACACACCCAATACAGTAAAACAGATACTAGAGAAGATTGTAGACAAGGGTGCTACAATGACAACAATATCTACACACAATAACCCAGCAGTATTTGAAGCAATACAACCATTTGCAGAACAGACTAAACTGTTAGGAGTTACCTATCTTACAAGTTGGAGTAGCCAAGAACTAAAACAGATAACAAATCAAAATGGTCCATTGTTGTGGAGAAACAACATTGATAGAATCAGACCATATGGGTTTGCTGGCATGATATGTAGCCCTAATGACTTAGCTACAGTCAACCCACTAGCAACCGACATGATAAAAGTTTGTCCAGGAATACAATATGAATCACAAAACTCTGGACAGTCAAGAACTACAACACCAACACAAGCAGTACAGCTTGGTGCAGATTACTTGGTCATTGGAAGATCAATTACCCAAGCAGTAGATCCTATTGCAACAGCAAATGAAATACGCAAAGAGCTAGACATGCTTACACCAGACTATTACGTTAGGAATTACCCTGATGGGTTTTCAAAGGAATGGATGGAACATGGAAGAACAGAAACGCAAGACTAGACATTGGTTTAAAACACTCCAAGATCAAATTTGTAATAAGATAAGCCTGTATGAGGAAGAGTCTTGGGAGCCTAATATTTGGACACATGGCGAGTATCGTATGATGCGTGGCAAGTGGATTGAAAAGGGTGGAGTAGCATGGAGTAATGTATCAGGACAACTGCCTAAAGAAATAGCTGACAAGATGGGTGGCACTACATTTTGGAGTTCAGGTACTTCAGTTGTTCTACACACATGGAACCCTAGAACACCAGGTATGCATTTCAACACACGTTATATTGTAACAGACAACAAGGTATGGTTTGGGGGAGGTATGGATATAACGCCCTACATACATGACGAAGAACTAATTGTATGGTACCATAATGAATTAAAGAAAATGTGCGACAAGTATGATAGTAAGTTATATACACAGTTAAGTAAAAGATGTGATGAATATTTTTATCTACCCCATAGAAAAGAACACAGAGGAGCAGGGGGTATATTTTTTGATTATTACGACAATGGGTTTGACAAAGACTTTGAGTTTATACAAGACGTGGGTAAAACTTTTTGTAACATATTAGATCATCTAATCAGCACAACTCGTTATAAAGATTTTAGTGACGGCCAAAAAGAAGCACAATTAATCAAGAGAGGCAGGTATGCAGAGTTTAACCTGCTGTATGATAGAGGTACCCGCTTTGGTTTAGAGAGTGGGGGCAACGTTGATGCTATAATGATGAGCTTACCACCAAACTGTAAATGGCCATAGGGTGGTGTTGTTAAATACATGATGACAACAGAGCTCCATACCCCCTTTGAATTATTTACTCCCAAGCAAGTAAGACGTTTGCTGAAAGATGCACGTGGCAAGGATCTAAAGCCAGGGTGGACCTTGAGAGGTACTACTACCCTTAGAACAAACAGTATAATATGGTATGATGAAGAACTTGTTAAGGACAAAGCCTATAATTATGATTGGGCTGATAAAATACTATGCGATCACATGGTTGCTCGAAAAGACTTACCCATGGACTGGATGTACAAACCCTATCAGATAAGCAGGTATCAAGTAGGCGAACAATACGATTGGCATCCTGATTGGTATGAGGGTTGGCAGAAAAGGTCTTCTAATAGAAGCCTAACCCTAACTTGCACACTTCAATCAGCACCTGGGGCTATACTTGAAACAGAGACAGGGTCATATGATTTACAGCCAGGGTGGGCTGTAATGTTTCCATCAAAAGAATTACACAGAGCAACAGCTCCTACAGAAGGCGAACGTTGGGCTTTTACTGTATGGGGCATGGCATATAATAAAGAAGATTAAATTAGTTTAACATTTACAGCAAACGATATTCTATCTGTTTGACTATTATTACTTTCTACGTAGTGTCTAATCCAACTAGGAAATGCAACCAATAAGCCTGTTGTTGGCATAACTGTATATTGCGTACAGTTAAATGTGTTACTTTCCTTGATGTAATCGTTAGGTAATGATAGTTGTAGAGATGTATCGTTTGGTATCATAATTAAATTACCCGCATGCGGATCTGCTTGTACATAATATACAAATGAAATAAAACTACCTGGGTGTATATGTGGTTCACTAGTTGCAATAGGCTCAAGCATTTCAGGACTGGTTCTATTAAACCATCCACTTAGTATTTCAAACTCTACATTATCATTTAAGCTATATACATTTTCTTTAATACGTTGTACTCTTTCTTTTATACAACTCATTATGTTTGCTAAGTTATCATGTTGCAAATCAATGTAACCACTTTGCCACCCGCTTTTAAATTTATAATTATCTGCAGATACTCCTGATCTTTCTAATTTATTTGCATGTAGTATTAGCTTATGGTTATCTATATCAACTTCTTCGCTGGCAAAAAAGTTAGGAAATAACGGACTGATATACATTATATTTTATACCTTATTATCATGCCATTGATTCCAAGTAAGTAGTTTTGCATCTGTTGTATGTATGTAGTCAGAATTATTTTGATGTTTAATCTTTCCTGACCCTATAACTATATCCCCGTCTCTGTATCCAAATGGCTTTTGTATAGTTACATCTACGTACTCGCCGTAGTTAGTACCTAACGTAACAAATGAAACATACTTACCATTCTTACCTTTGAATACCCTGCCATTAGCAATAACACCTGCAAACTCTACACGATCTAACCATTGTTGTTTGACACCAAAGCCTTTAGGAAACCCATACCTCCACCATCCAGGTTTAGTTTCAATGCCACGCCTATGTGCTTCACATTGATATACCCATCCTCTATATGAGCCTTGACAATGTTTTAGATTAGCTTTCCAAAACTCTTCTGGGTTGTGTGCTTTATGATATGCTAATGCCCATATAAGCCTGCCTAGGTTAACTGCATGAGCTCTACACAATCCAAACCCTGATAGTTCTTGTAGTGCGGCCATTGCTTCTGCCTTACGTGGGTTATTTCCTAACCTTTCTACAAACTCTAATATCTTCTCATCATTCTTTTTTGCAAATGCTCTACGATACATATCAGCTTCATACATGTCAACGCCGATGATATCTGATATAATGTCGATAGCATCATCTTCGAACACTACTGAGTCTTGTACAACTTCTTGTGACCAGTCTTGAAACATAGCGGCCTTTTGTCTTCCGCTCATTGCTACAGGACGTATCATAGCAGTAGCAAACACACAGTCTTGAACACAGGTAGGTTTTATAGCACGGAATAGTCTACGCATAGCTGGTGACTCTCCTTGTGTAACACCTAGCACATCTCCTCTTGCTAACAGGTTACTTGTTGCTTCGTCTTGTTCTGGATAGTGTTCTAATTTAGTAATTGAATCTATTTCTAGTAATTGACTTAATCCTCTGTTGGCTAGTATGTCAACCTTAAGGTGTTCTAGATCTTCTACTTCGTATTTGTCTAGTAATATTTGATTATCTTGTGATATAAGTGATTTTGGTAGTTGCCTTGTAAACATAACGATTCCTCCACAATGTTTTGATATACATCTTTTCTTGCCTAATAGCTTACGCTCTATGCGTTTTGCTTCTGTAGGATCTACTCCTACTTTTTCATACGTAAAGTTGCGTGGCAAGTTACCTGTGGCTCCAAGTCGCTTTGCGGCTTCTCGGCGGGCTGACTTTTCCTTATAGGTTACATAATTGCTTAACCGTGCTGTTTTGCCTGGCCATTTTTTGAATATGCGATTCATTACTTCTAACTGTTGATGATGTTCAAAGTCAATATCAACGTCTGGTAAGTCATCTCTCAAAGGATTCATAAACCGTGCTACAGGTATTTGCCACTTAACAGGATTAACATCTGTTATTCCTAACAAGTAGCAGACTAGGCTAGAACCAGCAGACCCACGTGTCATGTGAATCATATCATCAGTTAAGTCTATAATATCGCAGATTTGAATGAAGTAATCAGTAAACCGCTGAGAAAGAATAAGTTCAAATTCTTCAGCTAACCGGATTTGATAAATGTCTCCGGGTGGAATTGGCCTTTTAAATCTGTCCAATAGCCTTTGTATGTTTTCTAAATCTGTTGCCATAATAGCCTCATTTCTTGCCTAGTCGTTGTTACCAACGCAAGTTATTTATATTATAGAAATTTGGCAGAAAAGAAAATGAATAACTTACCTAAAGAGAATATTCAAAGTTCTGTGTATCTGGGTTAGAAGAAATTTGTTTAGCACCATTTCTAATATGAAAGTGTGTTGCCATTGGAGTCAACGGAGATAGTGTTACAACTCTTTTAATAGCTTTGTTTGCTTTTACATGTTCTAAAAGTTTATGGATAATTTCTTTACCTGCTCCTCTCTTCCGAGACCAAACAGTATATGCAATAGCAGTATTCACATCGTCTTTCATGTTTGCATTCTCACTTAGTAATGTTAGTTCTCTTACACTTTGAGGAACATCATTTGTAAATGCAACACATACAATGCCTTCTATATTATCTTGATATTTCAATCCGTATATCTTACGACCATAGCTTGTTCTATATTCTATATCTAGTTCGGGTCTAACTGGATCTTCACTCACATCTATATCAGTGAGTTCAACAAGTTCTGTACCTTTTACCCATTTAAAAAAATTGTCCAAAGACTTTTTAAAAGTTTCCATTTTCACTAATTACTCTGTACCTAAGTTATTTAAAAATTGTCTAAGTTTTGTAGAGTCAGTTTGAGCTTTGATTTTTCCTACTGTATCTCCTTTTGATGGATCATCATTTGTTTCTTCTGCTTCTGTATCATTTGTTCCAGCATTTCTTTTTATTTGGTCGAATACTGTTGACTTACGTTTTGAAAACTCTTGATAGTCATCATCTTCTCCTAGGTCACGTATACGTAAACTATCCATATCAAATTCTAGATCTACTTTTGCACCTACACCAGAACTGCTCCTAGTCTTCATTAATTGTATTTGATATCTTCCACGTTCACGCATAGCCCTGCTTGTAAAAATACCAATTACATTATCTGCAGTTTGTATCTTACTTAACCCACCACTGATATGAGAATGATCAAATTCAATTTCTTCTACTGCACCTCTATTCAACTGTGATGCTGTTACAAAAACTGTATTCAATTCCATTGCAAGGTCTCTTAGTTCTTCTGAAACATACTTATCTTTAACAAACAAGTTCTCTGCACTAATACGTTTAGCAATTGGCATCATTAAGTCTAAGTAATCTACAAGAATAACATCTACCTTACGTCCTGTTTTAATTTCATATTCCTTAATATAACTTCTTAAATCATTTGCTGTTTTACCTGTTGACATATATTTTACTTGGAAAGCACCTGACTTCTTACCAATCATTTTTACTTTCATTTCAACATCTTCTATATTTTTAAATATGTCACGAGTTGGAATATCTGTAACCATTGCATCAACTCTCATACTAACTAAGTTTTCACTTAGCTCGAAAGTTAAGTACAATACATTCATTCCAGCCAATGCCCAGTTTACACCAAGGTTAGCTAGGAATAAACTTTTACCTGCACCCGAACCACCTGCAAATATATTAAGTTCGCCTCGGTTGAACCCACCAAATAGTTTCTTATCTAGTGTGGCCCAGCCTGTTGTAACTTGTCCGTTATTGTCTTTTATAGCTTCTAATCTACTTTTAGGATCTTTCCAATAGTCTGTACCTAAGTCTTTCTGTAATCCAATCTGTACTG